GGATCACATCCTGTCGAAACAGAGAGCAAGAAAGGTCCAAACGGCCAGCGGATGATTGCCGTGACCATTCGCGACCAGGTGCGGTCTCAAATGAAAGGCGGGAAATTCGATGCGGCCATGAACCAAAGCTATGGCGTTGGCCGTAAACTGACGGGGCGGTGATATGGCAAATCCGAATTGGCCGAGCTCATTGCCTCAGTATGTCCAAGAGAGCGGGTACGAAGAGACACCGCCGAGCAACCGCATTGAAACATCCATGGATGCTGGCCCTGCCAAAATCCGGGGACTGTCTACAGTCAAGAACTATACCTTTTCGATCACGCTCCTGCTGACGCGGGCACAATACACGGCCTTTAAGACCTTCTATGACACCACGACGAAGGAAGGAAAGGTGCCCTTCAACTGGGTGCATCCGGTTACCCGCGAGAGTGTGGTGTTCCGCTTCCGCAGCCCCGAGCCCCGATACACAGGGGCAGGTGGCGACATCTTCCGGGTGAGCATGAAGTTGGAGAAGGTCGGGTGAGGGACCTTTCATCGAGAGCGCGCCAAAGCGCTTATGCCCAGGAAACCGATGAGATTTGGCTGTACCTGCTGACCATCGAAGAGGGTACGCTGGGAGAGCCCTTGAGGTTCGTCAACAATGGGGAAGCGATTAAGAGCGACGGCAAGCTCTTCCTCCCGTTCCCGTTTACCTTCATCGCACCAGGCCAATCCGACGATGAGCCGGGCGAAGCGACGATTGACATCGACAATGTGGACTTGTCCATCGTGACGACGCTCAGGGCGATGGTTGACCCGCCCAGCATTACGATTCAGGCCATTCTGGCCAGCCAGCCGGATGTGATTGAAGCCTCTGTGTCCGGGCTCACGCTTCGGTTTGCCACTTATGACAAGGATGTGGTTTCAGGAACCCTTCAATTCGAGGACCTGATTACCGAGCCCATCACCATTGAACGGACGCCCGCCCGCTTTCCCGCGATGTTCTGATGGCATTGCAGGATGTCCCGCCATGGGCGGACCAGTATGTCGGGCTTCCCTACATCGCTGGAGGGCGCTCGCGCGATGGGGTGGACTGCTGGGGTTTGTTCAATCTTGCTTGGTCTGAGCAGTTCGCAGGCTCATTGCCCGCTTATGAAGGTCCTGCTTGGAATTCGACGGCGGCGTTTCGCGGTGTCGTCGCGGCGGCCAATGCCTATGCGGCTCAGTTTAAGACCGTAAGGCAGGGCCAGGAGGAATTGGGCGACGGGGTGCTGATGCGCAGTTTTGGATACCCACTGCACCTCGGGCTCGTGTTGGCGCCGGGCCTCATGCTCCACATTCTCGAAGGTGGAGACTCCACGATCACTCGCTACACCTCGATGCAGTGGCGCGACCGAATTGTTTCATTCCACAGGTTCAACGATGGCCGAACTCTACCGTCCACATAGCGAGCGTCCAGACATGGAAGTCGCGCACACTTTCGTGCCCGACGAGTGCCGCAGTGGACATGAGGTCGTCGTCTATCCGCACCCGTTTACGACTGGCCGGGTCAATCTGGTGGTCTCGGAAGGAAAGTCGATCCAACAGATGATGGTAGATGCCGGCCTGACGCCGCGCGCCATCAGCTACGCGCGGGTCTGGCTCGATCAGGACGAAATTTACCGGGAAATTTGGGAGCGAGTGCGGCCCAAGGCTGGCGTCCGGATCGTGATCAAACTCACGCCGAAGGGCAGCAATCTGCTTCGCCAGCTTCTCATGCTGGTTGTGGTTGTCGCCTCAGCGTTCCTGGCTCCGCTTGCTGTCGGTGCACTTGGCCTGACCGGATTGGCCGGTCAATTGGCCGGGACTCTCATCCAGGCTGGATTGACCATTGGCGGTGCGCTGCTGGTCAACGCGCTTATCCCGCCGCCAAAGCCAGACCCAGCCTCACAGCATCAGCTGTTGAACGCGCTCCGCAACTCCTTCGAGCCATTCGGCAAGATCCCGCGTGTCTATGGAAAGCTCAGGATTTACCCGACTATCGCGGCGCATCCTTATACCGAAACGGTCGGCAAGAAGCGGTTCCTGCGCGCCATCCTGGAAGTAGGCTGGGGTCCGCTGCGCATTTCCGACATCCGCATCGGTGACACCGACATCAGTGTCTACAAGAACGTCACTGTGGAGGTTCGGGAGGGCTGGACCAACCAGACCTTTGGCTTCTACGCCATGGACCCCGTTCTCGATTACACGTTCAATTCGTCCTACGAGGGTTTCACTGGCCTCAATACTTCGGTCTTCCGCTCGGCTGACGGTGCCCTGCGTGTGGTCACGAGCCGGGGTGGTGACTCGTATCGGCTTCAGTCACCATCGATCTCGATCAATGGCTACAATGGCCGCTTCATCCGCATGCGGGCGCGGCGCACCTCCGGCACGTCATGGCTTGGTCGTGTGTTCTTTGGGACCGCTGGCCATGGCATTTCTGCGTCCTACTACAAGGACCTTGCCGATCCGTTCGTCGCCAACGGAAAGTGGACAGTGTTCGAATGGAATATGTCGGTATTGACCGCGGGCGGGACGGACTATGTCGATCACCTGGTCAACAAGATCGAGTTTGCATTTCTGGGCAATGGCGCAGCCAACATCGAAGTCGACTGGATCGAGGTGGGGAGCCACAAGACCCAGGATGCCGATAGCCGGCTGTTCACCAAGAGTGTTCACGAGCAGGGGCTTGGGATCAAACTTCACCCGAGCGTGTCGTTCGTCCAGAGCACGGAGGAAGACAGCGTTGAATTCAGTGTCGATGTCGGTTTCCCGGGCGGTTTGGCACGGCTGAAGAAGGGCAAGCCGAAGGATCACACAGTCGATATCGCGGTCCATTATCGAAAGACCAACACGTCCCGCTGGTATCAGGCAAAATGGGAAAGCCACGACAAGGTGGACGGCACCCAGAGTGACGGTTGGTTGAAGTGCAAGGACAAGACGCTTTCTGAAGTGGTCTTTGGCGGCGTCTGTCGCCTGCCGGAGCCTGGCCAGTATGACATTCAGCTGCGCCGCGTGACGAAGACCAACGGTGCTGAATATGCGGAAGATGCTTACTGGACTGCAATCCGGTCCTACAAACGGGAAGACCCAATCACAATCAAGGGGCTCGCGACCATCGCGGTCCGCATGCAGGCGACGGATCAGTTCTCGTCCTTTCCGGACCAGATCAACTGCATGGCTGAGAGCTACCTGCCGGTCTACAGCGATGCCGACAACAGCTGGTACTATCGGATTTCCAGGAACGTCGCGTGGGCCTTCTGTGACCTGTTCCGCCGCCGTGGCACTGAACGCATGTATAGCGATGACCGCTTGCACCTGGACGATATCGGTGATTGGGCGGCGGCCTGTGACTTGCTGCCTTCAAACTCCGATCAGCGCTATTGGCAGTTTGATGGCGCACTGAAGGAAGGCTCGATTTACGACAATGCGCGGCAGATCGCAGCCTATGGCCGGGCAGCCTTTACAATCATTGATGGCATGTATTCGGTCGTCCGCGATGTGCAGCAAACGGCCATTCGGCAGCATATCAGCCCTCGCAACAGCTTCGGTTACTCAGGATCGCGGGTCTTCGTGCTCCGGCCGCATGGTCTGCGGGTCAAGTTCACAAATGCTGCAAAACAATACAGCCCTGACGAGATCATCGTCTATGACGCTGGCTACAATGCCGACAATGCCACTCGCTTCGAGAGCCTAGAGCTTCCTTACTGCACTTCGGCCAAACAAGCCTGGCGCGAAGGCAAGTACCATATGGCCGTCGCGAAATATCGGCCGGAAGAGCATCGGGTCTCGATGGATATCGAAGCCCTCGGATGCACGATGGGTGACCTCGTACGCCTTACGCACGATGTGTTCGGCGTAGGCATTGGGTCCGCAAGAGTGACATCGATCACGGAAGCCGCAGGCCGTGCCACAGCAATCACTATCGATGAGACGTTGGACTTGCCTGTGACAAGCGCCGGTCTTGTGGTGCGCGTGAGGCGCAAGAGTGGCTCCAGTCTTCTGGTGCCGATCAACGCGCCTGTCGTTGCCACTTCGACAAACCTGCTCGAATTCAAGATGTCGATTGATAGCGGTCTGGTTGCTGTCGGTGACCTGGTGATGGTCGGCCTGACTGATGCCGAAAGTGTGCCGGTTATCGTTAAGCGGGTCGAGCCTGGCGCCGATATGACAGTTACGCTCACCTTGATTTCGGCTGATGAGCGCGTGTGGAAGGCAGATGGTTCTGTTCTGGATGAGGACTATCAGGACCAAGGCTACGCCAGTGACCAGCTTCCGCCAAATCAACAGCGCCCGCTTGTGCCGGTATTCACTCTGGATTCTGGTGAAAAGGCTGTCGCGATGCAGTCGAACGGTTCGATGCTGGATCGGATCATGGTCTCAATCTCTCAGCCTGCCGGTAATGTCGTGCAGCTCAGCCACTGGGAGCTGCAATATCGCCCGACCGATGCGGCCAACTACGAGAACGCAAGCAACATCCCAATCGGCGTCAGCAAGGCGTTCATTTCACCGGTCGTCAAAGGCGACGGCTACGACATTCGTTTGAGGTCCGTGGCCGTGGGCGGCTTGGGCTCGGACTGGGTCGAGGTGGAAAATCATGTGGTGGGTGGCGTCGAAACGCCCCCTGAAGCCATTACCGGGCTCTTGGCAGTGCCTACGATCGATGGGGTTCAGATTTCCTGGGATCCAAGCGCCGAGGAAGACGTTGTCGGCTACGAAGTGCGGATCGGCAGCGATTGGGATTCTGCCGTTGTCGCTTCCGACATGGTCAGTGGAACGTCCTTCTTCTATGCCTGCGACACGACGCAGCCAAACACATTCCTTGTCAAAGCTTTCGACGGCGTCGGGCTGGAATCTGAGGATGCGGCCATCGTCACTTCCGAGGTGCTTGCCATCCAGCCTGTCGCGAAGGTTTATGGCTATATCGAAGGTGACAACGTCTCGCTGGTGTGGAGCCTGGTGGAAGGCAAGGCCGTCAGGTATGAAATCCGTCGCGGCAATGAGTGGGCGAGCGCACAATCCATCGGCATCTTTGGCAGCACCAAAGAGACATTCCGCAGCCCGTCTTCGCAGAACACATCTGGCCGGTTCTGGGTCGATACGATCTCGGTCTATGGCGCCTATTCAGGTAAGCCGTCCTATGTCGATCTCGACCTGTCGTCGGCCAAGAATGCAAATGTGGTGGTGACCAAAAACCTGAGCGTTCTTGGCTATCCCGGCAAGCTTCTCGATACGGTGATCAACGGGTCAGCGATTGAGCTCGGAAAGAGCGGGGCAGTCGCCTACAGCCGCGGCGAATACATCGCCTTCGTTGATCTGCTGGCCACTCGCAGCGCCCGGACCTGGGTGGAAATGCAGACGGCGTCGGTTGTCGACAACGACATGACGTGGACTGCAGCGACTTTCCCATGGGACGACGATTCCGGCCGGACATGGCAGGGCCTTCCGATCACGCGCCGGGCAGGGGCCGTCACAGCCCGCATGGCGATCAATGCTGCCTTGCCATCCAAGCTCGTCGAGGGCTTCAGGTTCAACGGCTCCATGACAGGTGCCAAGGCCGCCACCGCGCCGTCGATCAACTCCGGCACGGCATATGCGTCGTGCCGCTTTGAAAACGGCCTGGAAATGAACCCAAAGGCGGCGGTGCGGTATGCCGTGACTGTTCCTTCGACCTTCTCGATTACCTTTGATTTCCGCGTCCGCGTGAGCGGCGAGGAAGATCAGGTCATCCTGCAATTGAACGGCACCGGCACCAAGCTGATGCTGGTGTACCGGTCCGCAGGCCGGGCTCTTTCGCTGGTCGATCACAATGGCAAGACACAGTCGGTTGTGATCCCCATGGAGATCACAGACGTTTTGACCATCGGCATTTCGCAGTCAGCCACAGAGCGCGGTCTGTTCGCCGGTAGCAGGCGCTACAGGACGACCGCTTCAAAGATCGCTGGATACGCAGCCCTTGGCTCGTTCTCCCAAGTGAACTTCAACCCCGCATAAGGAACTTCGATGTCTGGATACTCTACCGAGGTGAGGGCAATCCTCAAATCGCCGGAAGCGGCTGCGCAATGGGCACGCTTTCAGTGCGATGGCTATGTTGAGCGCTTGAGACAGAAAAGTCATGGCAGCTCCAGTATTTGTTTGGTCGGCATGATGACGACGATCATGCCTCGGTCTGACGGTGCAGCGCTGGCAGTATTTAAGCCAAATGGCATCACTGATGCTGGCTACGACTTTATTGCGAACAGTATGGTCAACCGCTCTGCTGGGGGTGCGTTGACCCAAATGGGTTACATCGCGATTGGCACCGGAACAGCGGCGTTTGCTGCAACCCAAACTGCGCTGTCCGCAGAGTTGGCCCGGCAAACTGCAACTTATTCCCATGTTGCGGGCTCCAAGCTGTTCACAATCGAAGCATATTTCGCTCCGGGGATCGGGACAGGAAGCATTACCGAGGCTGGTGTCTTCAACGCCTCCTCGGGTGGCACCATGCTTGATCGTGTTGTGTCTGCGCCGATCAGCAAGGATGCCGCAAGCCCCTTCACCAAAACGTTCAACTTCGTTTTCCTAAATGCCTGATCTCTTGTGGGAAAGCACCGAGACTATCCAGATTTCTGGAAGTTATCCGTCTCATTTGAATTCCAGAACTGATGAGACGATTGCCATTGCTGATTTCGATGCAAAGGGCAGCAATGGCGTCTTTGGCGACATGGCAATCAATAACACCGCCATGTCAGCAGCCGAGTTTGAAGACTTCATCCGCGACCGTTCGCCTATAGGCTTCTCGCCGTTCAAAGACCTCGTGCCGGGCGAGCTCACTTATCAGACCGGCTACCTGATGTTCGTCTTTGAGCCGGAGACCGGCGTCAATGCCGTCCTGTCCGCACAGGGTGTTGTCTTCAATGCGGATGTCCCGGACCTCCTGGATTCGGGAAACTATTCGGTGCTTGCGGCAGGCAGCACGATCAACTTCAACCGAACCTTCGCAGTCGCTCCAAAGCTCTCAATTGTGCCGCTTCTGGCGACGGCGGCCACGGTGACGATCACCTCTGCGCCGTCCGCCACATCATTTTCCGTGAAGGTTTTTAACGCTGCAGGAACCGCAATCGCCTGCGACATCCATTGGACCGCTGTGGGGTACTGACGAAATGACACAAACCTATCCATCAATTCTTCCAGCCGATACTTTGGCGGCCAGCCTGAGCCCGCTGTTGCAGCGGGGTGATGCGGTAAAATCCTTGTTCTCCGGAACTGCGTTCCCGACGACCGATCTGCTCGTCGGCATGCCGTGTTTCAGGACCGATCAGAACAAGCTCTATGTTCTGACCAGCACGTCTCCTGTGACGTGGGCGGAAGCCAAGGATGTGATCGGCGCCATCACAGCGACGCTGATTTCTGACGGTGGAGTGGTTGGACGCCAAATCTTGCAAGCAGCGACCGCAGCGGCAGCAAAGACGCTTCTAAGCCTTGCCATTGGTGACATTTCTGGCTTCTCGTCCAATGGCGCTTCCCTGGTTGCGGCGACTGACTATGCGGCCATGCGCGGCCTCATGGATGTGCCTGCGCGAGCAACCCTCATCGCATCCACAGCAAATATCAGCAGCGGCGGCGCAACCTACATTGTCGACAGTTCTTCGATTACGAGGGTTTATAAGAAGCTTCAGATTTGTGTCTTCGGCGCAAAGCACAATTCTGGGGCCAGCCAGCAGCCTCAGCTTTCAATCTCTGGCGACAATGGCACGAGTTGGGCCACGATCAACTGCACTCAAGCATATGCCGCTGCCTCCTCTGGTGATTTCTCTGCAACGATCTGGCGCGCAGAGGCATCAAACGCCAATCGCCCGACCTTCTCAAGCGCGGTTCAGACGAATGGCCAGCCTTACGGCGGATCGCTGTTCGTTGCGGCTGGGCCGATCAATGCGATCAAGATTGGCCATTCGGGCGGGAGCAACGCCTCGGGCGTGGCTTACGTCTTTGGTTTCGAGCCAGCGTAGCACTCGTTAGAGGCATTTCATGGACAGAATCGTTGAGTTTATGGCTGCAAGTTTGCTGGCAGCGTTCTTAGCAGTGAAGAAGGCGGGCATAACAATGGGCGTCCTGGGGGTTTCTGCAGCAGTTGCAATGAAGGCATCGGAGGTTGTGACGATTCCAGTCATCTTCTCTGGCGTTGGTGACTTCCTCGGACCGCATATCGTTGCTGGCGTGGGAGCTGTTGCCGGGTCAGCGATCCGCTTTCAAATCTTCAAGATGCAATGGCGAAAGTGGCCAGGTGAAGCAATCGCGGCTGCCGGTCTTGGGCTATTTTTTGGCCAATTGCCGCTTCCATATCTCAGCGAGTACCTCAAGCATTCGACTCCTGAAATGTTCCCGCTGGCCAACGGTGCTGCGATTGGCATCTGTGTCACGATTGGCGTTGGCATGGTGACGGACTTCGTGACGCAGTTCAAAACCAAGTTCTCGGAGAAACTGGCCGAAAGGGTTGCCGCCAAGGTGTTGGAGGGCAAGCAATGATCTACACCATCAAATCTATGGGCGTGGCTGCCGGGTACAGTTTCTGGTTCGCGGTTCGGCGCGCTCTGCCATTGGTCGTCTGGTTGATGTGGCTGCCATTTGCATGGACTGTTGCCAGCGACATCTACAAGGTGATCGCCACTTACTTTGATCCTTTCATCAGTTTCAAGGTGATCTCGATCAATGTTCCTAACCACTGCTATGGCGGCAACCCGAGCATCCACGTCACGCGGTTTGTGAAGGAGCCACGGGATCCACGTCAGATCATTCATGGCCGATATCAGTCTCAATTTGTGCCGGATGCGGGCGGGCCTCCGGTTTGCGCACGTGATGCTTTGCCACGAACTTACAAGCCTCAACCGCAAATTCTTTGGGTGCCCACCCTTTATGAATACATGGGCGAGAGTGAGCAATGCCGGCTCCCGGCCGGAAAGTGGCGTGGACAGGTAGTGTGGTCTTTTGACCGGCCCATGAGATTTGACGCCGTGATTCCCAAAGAGACCAACGTCTTTGAGGTGTGGCCGGAAAACGATGCGCGGTGTCGCGCTTATGAACCTTATCGGAACACAGGGCACCAGTAAGCACTGGTCCGAGCGCTTCACAGCCCGCCGCACCGGCGGGTTTTTTGTTGTCAACAGAGGAGGGGCACATGGTCCCGAAACAATATGCCTGGCTCTTGAAGGAGCCGGGGCCGAAGATGCTTGTCGAGGCGCTGAAGCACTATGGCGTGAAGGAAATCGCTGGCGCGCGCAACAGCCCGGAAATCATGGCCTGGGCTGACGAGCTGGGCGGCAATGTCCGCGCCGTCTATCAGCAGGATTCGACGCCATGGTGCGGCCTGTTCGTGGCGATGCTGGCGCATCGCGCGGGCAAGGCCCTTCCGGCCTCACCACTGTGGGCGCGGGCCTGGGCCACGTGGGGGACGAAATCCCCGCAGCCACAGCTGGGCGACGTTCTGGTGTTCCTGCGCAAGGGCGGTGGCCATGTCGGCCTCTATGTCGGTGAGAACGCCACGCATTATTTCGTCCTCGGCGGCAACCAGTCCGATGGCGTCAACATCAAGACACGCCGCAAGAGCGAACTGCTGGCCGCGCGCCGCTTTTACAGCATCGCACCGCCCGCCAATGTGCGCCGCATCGTGCTGACGGCCGCAGGCGAGCCGAGCGTCAAGGAAGACTGATCCCGCGCCCGGCGGTCACCGGGTAACCTCACTCTTGGAGACGCAAGTGAACACGACAGTTGAAAGCACATCCGATGCGCGCATTGTGAACAATGCCGTGCGCCATCAGTACCGCGTCCTGACGGATGCCGAAAAAGCACAGATGCAGGCCGTGAAGGACAAGGGTCTCGAATTCCTGCAACTCATCGAAAGCCTCCGGACCCCGGAAGAAAAGGTCGAGGGGGAAGACTTCGTCATCGGAACAATCGACCGTGAACTCAACATCGCGGTTGAGCGCGTCGAAGAAGCCGTCATGTGGGCTGTGAAGCACATCACCGCCTGAACGTCACACCGCGCCCGGCGGGTTCCGGGCAATCTCAAAAGGTGAAACCATGAAACTCCGTCTTATGGCGGCGCTGGCGCTTGTCGCCTGCGCCATGACCTATCACGCCGTTGCTTTTGCCGATGCCGTTGTGGGCACTGCGGTCTCGGTTCCCGCTGGTGACTGGCTGACCGATACTGCGGCATTCCTCGGCCCGCTGCTGGCTGCCGCCGTGTTGTGGATGGTCCGCAAGCTGCCGCCGCAGGTGGCCTCGCTGCTGATGTCCATGCGGGTCGACCAGCTGCTCAACAAGGCTATCGCCTACGGCATCAACTCGGTGCGTGAGGCGACCCATGACAAGCCGCTCACGGTCGATGTGGGCAATGCGGTGATAGCCAAGGCGCTGCAATATGCCATCGATCACGGCCCCGGAAAGCTCATTGACTGGATGGGCGGCACCGAGATGATCCGCGAGAAGATCATCGCCAGGTTGAACCTCGACGCGAAGGCTGCGGCGCTGTGAACTTGGCCGTATGGCTGGTGTTTGCGGCCGGGGCGGGTGTCTTGCTCGTCTCGGCCGCTATTGCCGGGGGCTCGCCGCGCTTCTGGTTCGGCATGGGTCAAATCCTGATCGAGGAGGGCATGCCGAAACTGTCGGCCATGTGGAAGCTCTACAAGGCCAGCAAGACGCCGGCGGAGTGGAAAGCCACGCGCGACAAGTGGGACAGGCTTGCCCGGCCGAACCGCTACTGACCTCGCATCAACATTGCTTTATGTCGCCCCGCTGGCCCTGGCTGGCGGGGCTTTTTGCGTTTGAGGCGCTCGCCACCCAGTTGTTGAAGTGTGCCGACGATGAGGGTGATAAGTTCCTTTTCGTCATCAGTTCTCGCCTCATGCCCGCCGATGGCCTTCACGACCTCGATGGCCAGTCCCAAGCCGTCATAGAACTCCGACTCGGCGGGGCGCTGAGGGTAGTGGTTCCCCAGGGCGTCGGTTATTTCGTGGGGCAGGGGCTTGGTGGCCATGACGCAACGTCGCACGGGCTGACCGCTTGGGCAAGTCGGTCTACCGTAGGCCATGCCGATTCCAACCTCAGAGCTTGCGGGCGTACCGTTGATCCTGACCCCATGCGTCATCAATGGTGAAGCTGGGCGCGATGACTATTCAGTTATGTGCGGGGAGCGCAAAGTCGGGCGAATCCTGAAACATTGGGGACCGGATGGGACAACCCCGTGGTGTTGGCACATTCAGGCACAGTCCCCAGCCCCGAAGCTCCGCGATGGTCGCTGTGATACGCTGGCAGAGGCCAAGGCTGAGTTCCGCCGCGCATTTGACGCCTATTTGGTGCAGGTTGGACCGCCCGGCGTCACGTTTTCGTCTGGGGATTAGGCAGCTGCGTCGAATTCAAATGGCATTGGGGGGATCGTTGGTGTCGCTCCCCCGCTACCACTCTTCCATATGTATTTGAATGCGGGACTGCACAAGAAGGGGCCGCCAATGGCAGCCCTTCTGTGCGATGTTGATGTTTGTTTGGCCCGTGTCAGGGGCAGGCAGTCTTCACCTCGATCTGGACGCCCACCGGAATGGTGTTGAAGTTCTGGGCGCTGATTTTCACGAAGTAGAAATAGTTGACCATGTCCACAGTGCGGCCGACGACGCTGGTGGTCTTGGCGCGTTGCATGGTGCCGAGCGCGCCGCTGGATGTTACAGCAGCGAGAGGGGTCGCTGCCCCTTCGGCGTCCGATCCCTGCAAGAACCGCTTGCGATACAGCGTTGCTTTGACATTTTCTGCGCCGTTAGAGTCCTGATAGACCAGCGCGAAGCTGCACATCACAAGGCCGCTTTTCGGAAACGTCACCCCTGCAAACAGGTCCGATGCAAGCGCCGGCGACAACGTGCCATTGGTCGCTGTAATGCGCGGGTTGCCCGATGGGTCGTAGAGATTGAACGACATGGCGGAGATCGAAAGGACATCAGCCTTGGCGGCGGGTGCCATAGCCAGCAGTGTGGCGGCGACGAGTGACAGTTTGCGGAACATTGGTTTTCTCCCTTGGCGCGTAGGTTTCCAAATCTGCCGGTGGCATGCCTTAAGACGAACAAAGCCACCGGCATGTCAGGTTCAGTCGTTATAGATGGCCTGCATCAGCAGAATGCCATTGCCATGGCCGGTGGTGACGCTGGTGCGCAAAGACCCGCGATCCGCCAGCGGCGGGTCGAAGGGCAGGGCGCCGCTGCCACTTGAATTGTAGATGAAGCCGACATTGGTTCCTTCCACCGCTAGGTATTCACCAACGCGCACGGGCAGGTTGACAAGGAAGGTTTCAATGAACATGCCGCCGTTGCAGTTCGTCGCACTGCCCTTGTAGTTGATGGTAGGCCCCGTCACCCGCACCTTGGCCTGTTTGGTTGACGGGAAGGCTGTTGCCAATTGCAGAACGAAGGTGCCACGCGAGCATGAGCGCAGTTTAATATATTTGATTGTGCCGGTTTTGGGCGCACGTTCATGACCCACATTCTGATAGGCCTGGGTTGCCACCCAGGTGCACATATGCGCGGTGTCCGCCACGCATTCTTCAGAAGGCGTTGGTTCGTGCGTGAGCTTGGATCCGAAGGTCGTTGAAGCGAAAGCCGACGCTGGCAGCATACATGCTGCGAGTGTAAACGTGGCCGCTGTTTTCCACAT